TACTGGCTCAAGGCTACCTACCGCAGATACAGGACGCGCTTGCCCTAATCCCAGAGCCAGACAAGTCAAGGGTGCAGATTGAATGGGAGTACGCTTCTACGGTGGAGCGCAACTCCGTATGGGTTGCTTTGATGATCCCGGCTCTTGGCTTGGACGACGAAGCAATGGACGATCTTTTTGATCTGGCTGGGACATTGTGATGGGGGTGGAAGATCATCGGCTTGACAGAATTGAGCAAAAGCTCGACAGGCTTGCTGAGACTGTGTCTCAGATTGTTCGCGTAGAGGAGCAACTGACATCGGCCTTCAAAAGGCTCGACAGGCATGAAAAGCGGCTTGACGATCAGGAGGATGACATAAGAGAGCTTACCGAAGACGCAATAATGAATGCAAAGTCGGTAAGAAACTCGGAGCGTCTTTTCTGGATTATTATTAGCATAATTATGAGCGGTTCTATTTATCTCTCCACAACAGGAGTTGCGCCATGAATGGCACTTGGAAGTATATTGTGCGGATTGGGGACGCCCTCAGTCAGTTAGTGAACGTGGTGTTTTTGCTGTCCGAAAACCCCAACGAGTCTGTTTCTGGAAGGGCGTACAGAATGAGGGCGGTTTTCGCTTGGGCGGTCTGCATGAGGGTGCTGAATGCGGTCTTTTTCTGGCAAGACAATCATTGCCGACTGTCTTATCATGCTGACGTTGAAAGAGCAAAGTCCGTGCTCGCGTCCGTGGAGGAATAACATGAGATTGTTTTTTGCAGTAGCAGTGTTTCTTGGTTTTTTGGGGTGCGCCTCTACAAGCACCCAGTATTACGAAGCAGTACAGAAGGCCGCGCAGGCTAATGCCGCCGCTAGTCAGGCCAAGTTTGATGCCTTATCCAAGATCGCCGCAAGCGGCGACGGTCAGGCCGCAAGCGCGGCGGTTATGGCTTTGGCGATGACGCAAACACCTGTCGTTCAGCCCATCCCCCAGCAGTCTGAAGCATTGCAGTGGGCATCAATTTTGGCGGCTCCGGTATCATCACTTGGCATGATGTGGATACAGGCTGACTCTGCCAAGAAGATGGCTGAGTACAATAGCCAGGTTGATCTGGCCCGCATTTCCGCAGAGTCTGCTGACAATCAGTCTCTGTACGCGGCGTTTAACGCTGGAAACGCGCAGACCGCCAATGTGGCTACGGCTGGCTTTACCGCGCTAGGGAATATCGACTATACCCCGTTTGTTGATGGCATGGTAACGCTTGGCACAACAGGGATGACCCAGCTTGGAGACCTTGGTGCGGCTGGCATTAACGGTGTAACCACGGTCGGAGTCTCTGGTTTTGGCGCCATGACGACTCTGGACGCGGGCAACAACGACCTGCTCGGCGGCATATGGTCCGAGTACACAGCCGCCATCTCCGCGATGCTTGAGGGACTCCCCAAGGGGACTTGTAGCGCGACCACTAACGCAGACGGAACACTCTCCGTTACCTGCGAGTAAAGCGCCACCATGTTTGGGGCGGTAGCATTTTCGGAGGTTCCATTCTCCGCATCAGCGCCCGTCAACGCAACAGCGAGCGTCACTGGCGTCTCGGCTACCGGTGCCGTAGGTAGCGTCACAGTTGTCGGCGCGGCTGTAGTCTCCGTCACAGGGGAGGCCGCGACCGGCGCAGTTGGCTCCGTCTCGGTCAGCATTGGTGCCACGGTCTCTGTAACTGGGCAAAGCGCCTCTGGCGCTGTAGGGTCGGTTTCCGTATCTGGAAAGGCAGTCGTGCCTCTCACCGGAGAGTCTGCGACGGGGACGGTAGGCACTGCCACGGTATCTTCGGATGTCAGTGTTCCCGTCACCGGAGAGTCTGCTACCGGATCGGTTGGCTCAGTATCTATTGCTGGCGGGGCGACGGCATCACCCAGCGGGGAGTCCGCCACTGGCGCAGTAGGCTCCCCGAGTGTTGCCGGCAACGCAGTAGTCGCCCTAACCGGAGAGTCGGCCACTGGCGCCGTTGGCACGGTTTCCGTGTCAATAGGGGCAGACGCTCAAGTCACGGGGGTTGAGGCCACCGGAGCGGTCGGAACGGTTGCTGTTTCTGGTGCTGTCAACTTGTCAGTAACAGGCGAGTCCGCAACAGGCGCAGTCGGCACCGTCACTATCGCGGTTGGAATTACCGTTCCCGTTACTGGCGTTGCGGCAACAACGGCGCTTGGCTCCGTCACTGTCACAACCGGCGCAACCATCACGCCCGTAGGCGTGGCGGCGACGGGCTTTGTCGGCTCAGTTCTGGTGGGCGCATGGGTGCAGGTAGACGACTCCCAGACGCCAAGCTGGTCTGACGTAGACGATTCGCAAACAGTTTCTTGGACGGAGGTGGACACCTCCCAGACGCCCGATTGGGTTGATATAGCGGCTTAGAGGAAGATATGGCTAGTACATATACCACGAACCTTGGGATCGAAAAGATTCAGACCGGCCAGCAGGCTGGTCAGTGGGGCGACACGACCAACACCAACTTTGACATTATTGACCAAGCGGTCAATGGTATTGCCACTGTTACCTTGACCAGCGCCGGCACTTCAGGATCGCCCAACGACATTCCCATCACGGACGGGGCAGAGTCCGACGGGCGCAACAAGTTCATTCGCCTGTACTCAGCCAGCGACCTTGGTGGCACCGTTTATGTGAGAATTACCCCGAGCGATGCCGAAAAGATTGTCCACATCCGAAACGACCTAAACACCCAGAATGCAGTGATTTTTCAGGGGAACTATGATGCAGGGCGGTCCATTGGCGTCACAAACGGCAGGGACGTATTGCTCAAGTTTGATGGTGGCGGCGACGGCGCCGCGACTGTTGCGGACGTAAACAATGACTTGGGAGTGACCAAGATTACCGCCGCAACGGCAGACATCAGTACGGCAGATATCAATGGCGGCAACATCGACGGCACGGTGATTGGGGGCACCACAGCCGCCGCAGGAACATTCACCACATTCACTTCTACAGGCATTGATGATAACGCCGCCAGCACTGCCATCACCATAGACGCCTCACAGCAGATCGGCATTGGAACCGCCTCACCGGCAAACCTTGTTGACATCGTCAGCAGTGACACAACCCCGACGCTAAGGATACAAAGCACTAATGGGACGGCAACTACCCCCACTATTAAGCTAGATGGCAGTAGCGACGGCACCATAAAAATGCAGAGCGGCGGGCTAGGTGGCTTGACCATTCAACGAGATGGCGGAGCCGCGCTGTTATTCAAAAATAGCGCCAGCGAGATAGATGTTACCGGAACATTCACCACGTTTACCTCGACGGGCATTGACGACAACGCCACCAGCACTGCAATTACCATAAGTTCGTCGGAACAAGTTGGCATAGGCACTGCCAGCCCGAGCGCAGATTTGCATGTGTACGAAGCGGCATCACTTGGCACCGCCGCCGCCAACACGAGGATCGAGGCGGAAAACACTACATACTCCTCCGCAACGCTAGTGATTACCAACAACGACGACACCATTACTTTATCGTGCGACAACGGCAATAGCCCCAGCGGGAAAATCGGAGCTTACGTCAGGCTTCAGGGATTGCCGACATCTGACCCGTCAGTTGCAGGGCAGGTATGGAACGACAGCGGCACGCTAAAGATTAGTGCGGGCTGATGCTAGAGCTTCTGGTTGGGCCGATCTCGGCAATACTTGACAAGTTCATACCAGACGCAGACGAAAGAAACAGGCTCGCCCATGAAATCGCCACCATGTCGGAGCGTCACGCTCACGAACTGGCGAAGAGTCAGGTAGAGGTCAACAAAACCGAGGCGGCTCACAAAAGCCTGTTTGTTGCCGGATGGCGCCCCTTTGTTGGCTGGTCCTGCGGACTGGCGCTTTTTTGGCACTTCTTGGGCCTTCCAGTCGTTATTTTCTTTGCGGCGTGGAGCGGGTCAAGCATTCCGGATCTTCCAGAATTTGACATGCAAAGTCTGCTCACGGTGCTACTTGGCATGCTGGGGCTTGGCGGACTCAGAACCGTAGAGAAGATAAAAGGGGTTAATCGCGAGCGATGACCATTGACGACATAGAAAAGCTCCGGGTTATCCCGAGACTGCTCATCCTGATGATGATGGCAATGACGTGGAATACGCTGGAGTGGTTTATGGCGCTCCCAGACCCAAACACGCAACAGGCGTCGTTGGTGAGCGTAATGACAGGGGCTTTGACGGGGGCGTTCGGGTTATTTCTAGGTTCAGGCAAGAAGGAATGACCAACTTCCGGTACTTCACGCTGGATGAGTTTGACTGTCAGGAGACGGGAGAGAACGAGATCCAGCTTGAATTTGTAGCAAAGCTGGATCATCTGCGAATGAACTGCGGATTCCCGTTCAGGATCACCTCCGGCTACAGGTCGCCCACCCATAGCGTTGAGGCGGCGAAGAAAAGGCCGGGGACTCACGCAAAGGGAATAGCCTCCGACATACAGGTGACGGACGGCTTTCAGCGGATGATTCTGGTGAAGAATGCAATCGAATTGGGATTTACAGGTATCGGGGTGGCGGCAGGCTTTGTGCATGTTGACACAAGGGAAGGCGACCCCGTGATGTGGACATACTGAGGTTTTAGCATGGCGCTAACTAAAATCCAGTTTCAGCCGGGGATCAACAAGGAGGGCACTCAGTACAGTGCCGCCTCCGGCTGGTTTGACTCGGACAAGATCAGGTTTAGAAAGGGCCGCGTAGAGTCCATCGGCGGCTGGGCGAAATACAGCAACAACACATTCCAAGGCGTGTGCCGGTCCCTGAAAGACTGGGCGATCATTACTGGGGATCTTTACCTTGGCGTGGGGACCAATCTCCGATTTTATGTAGAAAGAGACACCCTGTTTTACGATGTGACGCCGATTAGGCTGACCACTGCGGCAGGAGATCCAAGGTTTACCGCCGTGGACGGAGATAGCATTCTCACTGTTGAGGATACGGACCACGGCGCCACGCCCGATGATTGGGTGATCTTTGAGGGCGCTACGGGCCTTGGCGGAAACATTACCGCCGAGGTGCTCAACCAGCAATACCAGATTATCAACGTCGAAGACGACGACACCTACACGATTGAAGCAAAGGATACATCTGGCAACGTCGTTACAGCTAACTCGTCAGATACAGGAAACGGCGGCGCGGGGACCATTGCATACTACCTTCTGGAGACTGGCACCAATTATTATGTAGACGGTGCGGGCTGGGGCGTCGGGCCTTGGGGTAGCGGCGGCTGGGGCACTCGCGGCGAGATCACGTTCGGGGAACAGCTTCGCCTCTATAGTCAGGACATTTTCGGCCCAGACTTGATTTTTTGCGCCCGAGGTGGCCCCGTTGCCTACTGGTCTTCCAGCAGTCCAAGGCTTGTTACTGCGGCAGGCGACGTGACATTTGACGCCACCATCGGGAGTAGCACCATAACGGTCAACGAGACCGCACATGGCTGTACAGAGTCGCCCATCAATCCGGCGGGCGAAAATCAGGTGACATTCTCTGGGGCTACGGCACTGTCCGGAAGCTCGACAATTACAGCAGATGTATTAAATCAGACATACACGGTGGACAGCATCATAGATGCCGACACCTACACGATCACGGCAAAAAACACCGAAGGCACTCCGGTCAACTCAGATGTCGCGGTTAGCGCCGATACCGCAGGCGGCGCGGTTGTTGCGTCATATGCTGGTGGCGTCTACCAGAGAGCCAAGTATCTTACGGATGCAGTGGCCTTCCCCAGCACCAGCAATGCTCCATCTGCGGCGTTTCAGGTGATGGTTTCAGACATCGACCGTCATGTTATATGTTTTGGCGTGAATCCTCTGGGGAGCGACGAAATAGATCCGCTTCTGGTCCGCTGGTCGGATCAGGAGAACGCAACGGATTGGACGCCGACAGCAATTAACTCTGCCGGAGGGCAGGTGCTATCCACCGGAACCACCATTGTCGGGGCGACAAAGACGAGGCAGGAAATCCTTATCTTTACCGACGAGGGCATCCAGTCGATGCGCTATATCGGCGCCCCATTTGTGTACTCGTTTAACCCCGTGGCGGAAAACATCAGCCTGATCTCGCCCAACGCGGCGGTCACGGCGGCTGACGCGGTGTTCTTTATGGATCGCGAAGGGTTCTATGTTTATCGCGGCTCTGTACAGCGACTGCCATGCTCTGTGCTGGACTATGTGTTCACCAATGTACAGATGAGCCAGCGGTATAAGATATTCGCCGTCAGTAACCCTGACGACTCAGAAGTAACGTGGTTTTACCCGGTCGGCACAGCAAGCGCCGATGTGACTAACTATGTTACATATAACTACCTTGAGAATAGCTGGGCCATCGGGACGATGGATCGCGGGACTTACGGCCACACTCCCACAAAAGACTACCCTGTGGCCTCGTCAAACAATCTTGATGACGTGTACACGCAATACCTGTATAGTCAGGAGTTCGGGTACGACGCCGATGGCAGTGCCCTGAATGCGTATGTAGAGTCAGGTGGCGTAGGATTGCAGGACGGCGAATCCTTTATGACCGTTAGACGTTTCATACCGGACTTCACGTTCCGGGGCACGTCCGACAACGCAGATATCACGGTGACGCTGAAGGGGAGAGACTTTCCGCTGGGTTCTGAATCCACGCTCTCCACCTCGACAGTTACAAGCACAACCAACCAAAACCATGTTCGCGCCAGAACCAGAGAGCTTATTGTTCGCATAGAGGCAAACAATACCGGCTACGGCTGGACCTTGGGCGACATGCGCTTTGACACGCGCACGGACGGCAAGCGGTAATGGCTAGGTATATTGCACTTCCGGTAGCTCCGAGGGATTACGACAGCGAAAACGAGCAGGTCACTAGACGGACGCTGGAGCAGTCGTTGCAGGATGCAAACTCGGCGATTGAATCCAACAGGGACAAGACAAGCAAGCCATCATCTCTGGCCCTGCGGCGCTTTCAGTTCCTTTTGATGGGGGCCGGCAATGGCTGACATTATCAAGGTTCTTGGGCAGGTTGACGCGGCGGCAACAACAACCACGACGCTGTATACCGTCCCAAACCTAAGCCAGACGACTTGCAGTTCATTTGTTGCCTGCAACAGAACGGGTGGCGCAATTACCTTCAGGCTCAGTGTTCACGTCAATGACGCGGGCGCTGATGACAAGCAGTACCTTTACTATGACAAGTCAGTAGCAACAGGCGAATCGTTTACGGCTGTTCTCGGCTTAACGCTTGGTCAGAATGATGTGATCAAGGTATACGCGAGTGCAACCGGCATGAGCTTTAACTTATTCGGCGTAGAGACGAGTTAGATATGAACCGATATCCCGCAAAACCCTTTATGGACGAAATGGCGCAGTATGGCCGGTATGGTGACTCCATGCTGGTTCACATGAACCCAGTGGAAGTCGCTGGGATTGCGGCGCTCTCACCCACGGGTCAGTTGACCACCAACCCTGTGACCGGACAGCCCGAGGCATTCTTGCCGTTCTTGGCCCCTGTGCTGGGCATGCTGGGCACCAAGCTGGGCCTCGGCGCGCTTGGTACGGCGGCTCTTACAGGGGCGGGAACTGCGGCAGTAACAGGCGACCTGAAACGAGGCTTGATTGCTGGACTGACCGCCGGGGCCGCTGGCGGTATTGGTGAATTGTTCAAGGGTGCGGCAGATGCCGGAACTCAAGTCGCAACTCAGGCCGCAGGAGAAGCCGGAACTCAAGCCGCAACCCAAGCGGCGACAGATGGTGCTGGGGCACAGCTTATCCAGACGGCAGGGGAGCAAGCCGCCAGCACGCCAAGAATACTTTCTGATATTGGTGGCGGCGGATTCAAAGACATAACCCCAATGGCCGCTTCAGCACCCGATGTGTCGGCAACAACGCAGGCGCTTATAGATAAGGGCGTTACGCCATTCGGCGGAGATACCCTCCAGAGCATGCAGTTAGGCGCCGAAAACCTCTCTGACAAGCTGGGTGGCTTTGGTAGCGCAATGGTGACGGGGACCGGCATGGGCCAGCTTGCCCAGATGGACTACATGGACGAAATGGAGGCGATGCGTAAGGCTCAGGAGGCAGAATCTGAGGGCAAAAGGCGTGACGCATACGAACAGCTTCAGGCGGCATACGCGGCGGCGCAACCCGGCGTCATGCGAGGTGTAAGCCCGTACCGCGCGTCTATGAGCTACAACACCCCAATGCCATACGTCCCCGGCATGGCAGAGGGTGGCGACACCACTAGTGCATTCGACGACTTCTTGGCATCCTTACAGCCAACGGAGAGGGAGCAACAGGCGCTTTCTCGCGCAGGGACAAACCAACCCCTAACGAAAGAAGACCAGTCCTACCTTGAGGACTTCTACAACCGTCAGGCTTATGGCCGTCAGCAGATGATGGCGACAGAGGAGGCATCCAGAGGTCCGGAGAGCATCGGCGAGTATTTCGGCACGACGGGCCAGACTGGTCAGTCATCCGGAAGAGATGCCGGGACATCAAAGGTGGGCGCAAGAGCCGCCGCAATCCGGGACGCAGGCGGCAACCCCTTCGGCATGGTCGGCATGGGTGCGATGAGCGGGAACCCCGGATATGGCGGAATTGACCCGATCTCCGTTCAGGCCGGGCTGAGAGGCCGCGAGGTCGTGGCACCGCCGAAAGACTACATGGCTGGCTTTGAGCCGGAGTTTTCCTACTTCCAAGACGACGCCAGCAATCCAATGATCCCAAGCAGGGAGTACCGGCCAATTAAGCAGGGCTTTGGCACTCCAGTATTCGACCCCATGCTGGAGCGTGATGAGTACCAGAACAACGTATCAAGGTACTTGTCGATGCTGAACGCGCCGGGAAGTCAATCAGTGATAGACGCAGGCCCGCAGACGGAGAGAACCGACCGATGGACTCCGGATCAGGCTGTGTCGCCCACCGGACCAAAAGATCCCGGCGATGTCACCCAAGGGCCGCCACCCGGAACCGCAGGAGGTCCGGGCTTCACCAACAGCGAATGGCTTAGCTGGATGAAGAGCCAAAACGCACTGCCCAAAAAAGACCTAGACTGGTTTAGCCGCTGGTTCCAAGAGGCGGGCATAGGCAGTCACAACAACTGGGTGACCGGCAACGTGGCAAACTTTGACTGGGAAAGCTCAGACATGGGCAAGGAGAGCAAGCGCAGAATCAATGCGGCAATGAACTACATGAAGCCTTTCTGGGGAGAGAAGCAACCGGCAGAGCAGGGCGAGACAGAAGAGCAGAAGGCCGCAGGCGGCATCTTGGGCTTCTACCCCGGCGGATATACCGGCGGAGTGGGGTATAGCGGATACAACCCCGAACTTTTCAGGAATGTTCTTCCCAAGCAGATGACGGACCTTGGCGAGGTTATCAGCAAGTTTGGCACCGATGCGTTTAATGTCACTGACGCAACGGAGGTTGGCGATAAAGACAAGGGCGCCACCGCCCCGAACATGCCGGTCACGCAAAAGCAACTAAATAGCGCGCACGGCGCCCTCGGCGGGAACGTGGAACTCCAGAACATGCTGATAAAGCAGATGCTCGGAGGAAACGTGTTTAGTGGCTCAGGAGCCATCCAGAATACCAGCACGCCAGTCGTCACGATGGAAGAGTGGCAAAAAGCCGGCGGCGGCTTGCTGAAAATGCAGGAGGGTGGCGACGTGCCAGAGAGGTCAACAGTGCCCCTGAAGTCACCTATGGGCACGGTCGAGGTGCCTGCTGGCGGCATCGCAGAGGTGAGTAGCGGCATGAGCGCGACCCCCAGCGAGACGGAAGTGGGGCTTCTTGCCGCCGCGCTAACAGGCCAAATGGAGAACAGTGATGTTATCATCCAAGGCTTCTTGGATCAGTATGGCCCCGAGGTATTCCAGATCGTGAGAGACTACATCTTGCAGGCGCTAATGCCTGACGCGCAGACAAGCGGCATGATTCGCGGAGAGGGCGGGGGCATGGATGATATGGTCCCCGGAATGATTGGCTCGCAACAGCCGGTAGCGGTCTCTCCCGGTGAGTACATCATCCCAGCAGATGTTGTGTCTGATCTTGGTGACGGAAGCTCGGACGCTGGTGCTGAAGAGTTAGACGCAATGCTGGGCCGGGTACGCATGGCTCGGGGCGGCACAGCAGATCAGCCGCCGCCGATTGACGCCAAGTCGGTGATGCCCGCATGAATATAAGCCTTGTCCCGCCAGACCATGTTTTTACCGCGTGGAAGGAAGTGCGCGAGTATTTGCTAAAAGCCCTAGAGAGATGCAACGGCAGGTGGAATGCAGAATATCTGTGCGCCGCCTTGGCAACGGGCAACTCTCAGCTTTGGATTGCGTATGACGAAGAGAAGGCGTGGGGCGCGCTAACCACTGAGGTTGCTAACTACCCCGGCAAAAAAATGCTGGCAATGCACTTTCTGGGCGGGGAGGAGTTTGATCGCTGGTATCCTCAGATGCTTGAGATGATTACGGAATACGCCAAGGACTGCGGATGTGACGGCCTAGAAGGGGTTGCCAGATTCGGGTTCTGGAAGTGGCTTGAAAAAGACGGCTTCAAAAGGTCGTCTGTTTTTTACGAGAAGGATATAGAGAATGTCTAAAGGCGGCTCTAGCGGACCAACAGAGTCCAAGGTAACACAATCAAACCTCCCAGAGTGGGCGGAACCCTTTTACCGCGACCTATTAGGCCGCGTTGGCTATGAGACGGCACAGCCGTACACCCCTTACCCCGGCAGAAGGCTGGAATACTTCACGCCGATGGAGCAGGAAGCCATGCAACGCATGGGGCTTATGGGCGTGTCTGGCACACCGGCAGAGTTTGGTCAGATGGGCGGCATCCTGAGTTCCGTGGGGAGGGGCGGGAGCACCTACAGACCCGGCTTCAGCCCCGGCTCTTTGGCCGACAAAGAAGCCATCTCAAAATACATGAGTCCCTACATGCAAGAAGTTGTAGATAGGGAAAAAGACGAAGCCATGCGCGCTTCGCAGAGGCTCGGTCAGGACATCGGCTTGCAGTCAGCAGGCTCTGGAAGCCTTGGCGGCTACCGAGAGGCGATCATGCAGGCGGAGCGCCAGCGCAATGTCGAAGACCAGATGGGCGATATCCAAGCCAAGGGGCTTCAGTCGGCATATCAGACAGCAATCTCTTCCTTTGAGGCCGACCGTCAGGCACGCGCCATGCTGGAGCAGATGAAACAGGCGGCGGGAATGCAGGCGCTTCAGTCTCGGGGGATGCAGTTGCAGGCGGCTGGCGCGATGGGCGATATGGCGGCACTTCGCCAGCGGATGGAGATGGATCGTCTCAATCAGATGCTGATGGCTGGCGGCATGGAGCGCGGCTTGCTACAGCAGGGTCTGGACATCGGATATCAAGACTTCCTGCGTCAGCAGTCCTACCCAATGGAGATGCTGTCTTTGTACAGCAACTACTTGCAGGGAGCCGGCATACAGCCGGGGCAGACAACGTCGGTGTACGGGCAACAGCCTAGCACCGCGCAACAGTTGGCGGGCCTCGGCATCGCTGGATTGGGCATGTATCAAGGGGCGCGCGGAGGCTAACGGATGAACATTCTTGAAGCAGAAGACATCGTCAAGGGACTCCCCGATGATGCCTTAATGCAATACTCGGAGTACCCCACCGGCCAGATCCCAGAGTTTCTGGTCTTCTCCGAGATACAGCGCAGAACGGATATGCGTAACCGCTATGCCCAGCAGATGCAGGAGCAACCGCAGGGCACCGTGGCAGACCAGATCAAGCAACAGGGCATTATGTCAATGATGCCTCAAGGCGGAATGGGTCCGCAAGGGATGCCCCCGCAGATGGCGATGCCCCCGATGGGTATGCCTCCGCAGATGATGGCTGGCGGCGGGATAGTGAAGCTGGCAAACGGTGGTCAGCCCGAAAAAATGCAATCCCTGATGGATATTCTTGCTGTTGGCGGCGTAACCACCGCAGACTTGGTTGCTCAGGGGTATACTCTTGGCGAGATACAGACGGCGCAGGCTCAGCTAAGGGAAAGGATGTCTATGCCCGTAACAGGCATGGACAGGGTTATGCCTAGCGGGAAAGCTTCCGATCCCGTGCGACGTACCGAGCTTGGATATGGCGATCAGTATGACACGCCATTCATTCCCGGCGTCACAGATGTCATTTCTAGGAAGGTATCTGAGGGCGTGGACGCGGCAGGGAGAGGCATAGAGTCCTTTAGCATTGAAGCGCAGAAACAGATGCCTAACTACAGCATGATTGCGCCAGCAGGGATGGACATTGCGTATGGCGACGTTGCTGACGCTATATCCTCCGCTGTAGCTCAAACACCTATCGCTCGGCATGGCGCTGAAGCACGTCAGCGCATACAGGATGTGTATGATGAGTCCGGCACCGGCGCGGCATTTGGTCAGAGCATCAGAGAAGTTCCGGGCCGTTTAGCGGCTTTTGCTGAGACAGCTATTGGTGGCTATGCCCCGCTAGGGGAGGGCGCTAGAATGGCGGCGGCGTCCCCAATCATCAACGAGCCAGCACGAGCCTTGGAGCAGTTAGTTACTGGCTCTGTAAGTGAAAACCCGCTTACGCTCGGCGGTATTGGTGAGCGACTTGGCTCGTCCCTGTATGATATGTTTAACGACAGGTATGACCCAAACGCGAGCACCGAGCCAAGCCCTACTGCGATCGCAGTGGATCTTGTGTCGGAAAACACGCTGAGAAATGACGCTAGTAGCCAAGACGCTGAACGCGAGGGCGAGCAAAGCGGCGGCGATAAGGGGCAAAGCGGTGGCGCTAATGTGCAGGGCGGCGGCAAAGAGGTGCAAGGTGGCTCCAAGTACGGCGCATTTGATGACTTGCTTGCCGAGCTTACGGGTGACGGCACGACAGCCGAGGGGCTTGATATATCTGACTTGTTAAAAGATCAGCGCCGAATGACTCAGGCCAACATGCTTATGCAGTTAGGTGCTGGCATTGCTGGCGGCGACCTCTCTAAAGGTCTGTCTGCCGCAGGAATGGCAGGCATGAAAGGCGCAGAAACGGAGCAGTCTTTGGCTCTGAAAGAGCGTCTCGCCAAGTATGAGGCTGGTCGTCAAGACCTCAAGCGTGAGGGCGACGTGAAACTTGCTATCGCCAAGATGAACGCAGAGCTTGAGCGCAGTGATGACGTGACCAAGCGGTCAATTATCAACTACTACTCAGACTTGGCGACAGAGCTTCGCAAGAAAGCCACCGCATTGGCTTCGATGGGCGGAACGCTAGACGCAGATGAGCAAGCACTGCTGACGGCGATCAGCGACATGATAAGCGAATACTCCGGTCAGTTTGGCTTGGGATTGCCGCAAATTACACCGAGTGACAGAAATCCGCTGAACTTAAACATACCGACATCGGGGATGTAAGTCATGTCTGCGTTGGATGCGTTTCGTCAAAAGTACCCAGCGTACAATGACGTTGATGACAAGGTGCTGGCAGATGCCCTGCATGAGAAGTTTTACTCAGATATGCCTATCGAGGACTACTACTCGCAACTTGGCATGGGCGAAAAAGAAACCAGCCTGTTTGATGACGTGGTTGAGTTTGGACAGAGAACGCTAGGCTCTGCGGCTACGCAACTCTCCCAAGTTCCCAGTGGCCTGCAAGAGCGGTTCTTTGGCGAAGAAGGCTTTGGCGAGGACGACCAAGAACTCGTTGAGCGTAACCGGCGCGTTGCTCAGAACATTTCAGACTTCTTTGGGTACGACGAAGAGTATGAAGGCGGGGCTGTAGACTTTTTGTCCGGCGCAATAGGCGGCGCACTTCCAAGCTACGGCACCGCGCTCGCTGGTGCAGGCGCGGGCTTGCTGTTCGGCGGTCCAGTAGGCGCCCTTATTGGCGGCGGACTCGGCTTGCTTGGCGCCTCTGCTGTAGGCGCTGGCGCCAATGTCAGCGCCGGCATGGAGGAGACCGCAAGGGCGGTAGAGCTTGGGCGTATCGTATCGGACGAAGATTACGAAGATGCCATGCGGAATCAGGCTTTTATCGGACTGTCCGAAGGCTTGCCGGTGGGCCGCGAGGTTGCCAGAGTATTTCGGTTCCTCTCAAAAACGGCGGCAAAAGACCCGAAAGCCGTAAAGACAATCACGGACTACCTAGTTAGCGCCGCCAAGCAAGGTACAGCAGAAGCATTTCAGGAAGCCGCCGCCGGTCTTGCATCCAATGCCAACTTACAGGCATACATCAACCCAGACATCGGGATAACCGACTCACTGGCATCCGATCTGGGGGCTGGCGGCGTTGCTGGCGCATTCTTTGATGTTGCGCTTAATCTGGCAACTAGGAAGAGCAGGCTGGCAGGGCTGGATGATCCAGACGAGGTCAAGCCTTTTCCCGAAGAGCTTGTCGCGGCAGAGCAGGAGTTGCGCGACGGGATTGATGCCGCCGAGGCGGCGAGGAGAGAGAGGCTTTCTGGGCGCCTTGAAACGCCAGCCGAGCCAGACCCCGAGGTGATCGGCGAATCCCTGAACTCATTGCTCGACCAAGACGAGCCAACTGCTGACGACTACAAGGCGTTTGGGCAGGGCGTGGTTGCCCAGATGGGCGACAGCTTCCCGACAGAGCCGGTGTTTGAGATCGTCCAGAATGACAATGGCAACTTCCAGATACAAGACACATCTGGACAGACCTACGGCAGAGAGGTCACGCCACAAGAAAGAGTCAAGCTACACCCCGCCCTCACCGCGCTCAACGCGCAGACCGTTGAAGAATCCATCTTCCAGAATAACCGCATGGTTATCGAGGAGTCTGCGGAAGATTATTCGCCAGAGCAAACTAGAACACTGCACAGGCTGGGCCGCATTGCGCTTGGCCCAGAGTCCCTCTCCTATTCCGCAGAAGCCGCAAACTATGCAGGCGGCACGGTCCCAGAAAAAGGCTTTCTTCCCTCCCTATCTCCGCAAGAGATCATCAAGAACGACATCCCGCGTAGCCAGCAAACCATTGCACAGCGAATCAACGTGCGTAGGATCAAGAACAACCTCCCTACCACTAACAGGTTTGCATTAAGCGAAATACGCCGGGAGATCGGAAATGATGTTGGGCGTCTTGCCGATTACGAGTCAGGCACGTTCCGCGTAGACACGCTCCGAGCACTGCCGTTTCAGGTAGACGGCAAGTTTGCTGTGCTCCCAGAGGCCATGAATGCCGATGGTCAGATGGAGGTCGTGGGCGACTACATCTTTGATCGCCCAGCAACAGCGGCGGAAAAGGATGCGGCTAGGTCGCAAGGCAAGCGAGCGCCAAAGCGAGTGAAGTTCACGTCCGTTGCGGACGCATCCGCCTATGCCGCCGAGGTAAACAGGGCGAAGGACTCCGTGGGCATCCCGATCAAGGAGATCATGGGTGATCCCGAGTTTGGCGTAGAGAAGATACGCAGAATACTCGACCAGAAGAACATATCATCCGACGTAAACTCAAAAGAAATCAAACAGCTTGTGGCGCTTTTTACCGGCAGGAAGCTGAGAAAAGACCAGACCATTGGCGACCTGACCGCCGCAGAGGGCCAGCTACTTTACCTGAAGCTCTCCCAGCTACCCCGCTTCAACGACCCCACAAAAATCCCCGAGTTTAAGTTACGCCCCTACACGGCGAATCAGATTGCCACCGCACAAGAATACTACCAAGCGAACGGCAAGGACATCAGCAGGGCCGAGCTAGAATACATTTCTGGCAAGCCGATGGCGGACTCGGCGTACAAAGAGGTGACCCGTCGAGCCAAGCAGGGCGCCCCACAGGCGCAGGTAGACCAAGAGCCAATAGCGGCGCTCCCCGCGCCATCTATAGCGCCAGACACGAAAAAGATACTTGCTGACGCCATCAATCGGCGCCTAAAGGCGCTCGGTCTTTCGGACATTTCTGGCGTTGTCACTGACCTTGTTCGTGATGTAGAGAGGGATGCTGACGGCAACATCTACCTGAATGGCGTGGCGAAAGGCGCTGACGAGACCGTGGAGGGCGGCTATAACCGCAGTGGCCCCAAGGTTATACAGGTGGCGCTGGACGCAATTATGGCTCGGGCGAAAAAACCGGAGGACATTGAGTCTGCGGTAATAGAAGTTCTGAACCACGAAATTGTTCACGCTCTGCGCGAGCTTGATGTGATTACCCAGCAAGAGCTACAGCTTCTTGAGAGATTGACAACCAAGTATCGCAAGCCAGACACCAACCAGACATATGCGGAGTGGGCGGCGGAGACATACGCAGGCGACACTGCTGTCAACATATCAGAAGAAGCAGTGGCGGAAATGATCCGCGACGGGATATCTGGCCGAATCATCATAGACAACAAGCCGGCCAAGCTGAGCGGCAAGCCTCGCTCTATCTTCAACCGCATTGTTAAGTTCTTCAGGGGGCTTTTCGACACGGCAAAAGAGGCGAGTGCGGACTACGAGTCGTTTACCCAGTTCATCAATGACCTTGAGTCTGGCGCCATTGGCGAACGTCAGCGTGGACAGGTGCGTACCCTATACAGGCTGGAGCAAGTCGCCGGTCAGTTTATTAACAGGAGGGGACCGGCAGGCGTCGCCACCCCGCAGGCGCAGGCCAAGGTGGAGAAGGTTAAGCTCCAGATCCCAGAGTCTGACGAGTTAATGGAAGAGGCTGGCATCGACGATATGATGTTTAGCCGGCGGCTTGAAAGAGCCGAAGAGCAGGGCTTCGATACCAGCGCCGTGTACTACCACGGATCTATGTCGCCAGACATCAAACGCTTCAAGGGCAGAACAGGCATGGGCGTTATCGCTGGACACTTTACCAGATCACGTCCATTAGCAGATACGTTTGCGGCAGGTGTTGCAAGAGAGGACGAAGCGGCAACATTATACCCAGTATTCCTCAGAAAGTTTATTGCTGACAACGAAACCGGCAAGTCGCTGTTTGCCGTCAGAGAGGCTGACGAGGTAGGCGCCCTACAGAATATCGCTGATACACTTGACAAGCCGTTTGCCGTGGTTCGTTTTGACCATCCACAACTCTTTCAGGACTTAACAGATTATTTCAAAGGACAGCTTGAAATAGCGCAACAGAACGCAAGTTTCACAGGGACCAAGTTACGTTCAGAGACGCAAAAAAACGTGGCGTCAAATTATCTCGAAGGCAGGTCTAGCCTAGATGAAACGGCATACAATCTTGCCGAAATCTTCCACGAAAGTTCAGCGCCGTACAGCTTTAGGCAGGTAAGTGAGGAGCCAGATGGCATTGACTTTGAAGAGCTTGAGGTGCTGGCGCCATACATCAAGGAAGCTGGCTTCGCGGGATACAGGGATGTAGAGGAGGTTGGCGGCCCGTATAGCGCGGTTGCTATTTTTGATCCTGCCGATGTCAAAGGTGTGTTCGCTGAGTACGACCCCACTGCCGTGCCAGAAGGCGCACGGTATGAAGATGACATCATGTTTTCAAGGAGGAGCGATGCAGGAGGTCTTTCTGCTAGGGAGATGTTTAGCGGAACCGACCCCGATATGTTCAACCGCGAGACGGGCGAGGTTGACTACCGCCTGAGACATAAAAGCCGCAAGGTTGTAGTGGACATGCCCATTGATATGTTCTTGCATTTAGCCGCTTCTATGGAGGGCGCTCGCGCTGATAGCGAAGAGTTAGTGAGAGAGCTTGCAGAGGGCGGCAAGAGGTTCGACAGGATACCACTGCTCGCGCTGTCATTTGAGTCTGGGAAGCCTGAGCATAGATATGTATACGATCACGATGGTCGTCATCGCGCCCGCCAGTTAAAAAGCATGGGCTATGACACGGTCCCAGTGATGGTGATTGACGCCTCCATTCGCTGGGACTCTCAGTCTGAAGGTGACTTCGATAGAGTGAAAACGTGGCCGAGAAGCATTCTTAATCAAGACCAAGATTTCGTTTTCCCCATGTTCCTAGACAGGAATGCCAACGTCAGGTATGGACGGTTTGGGCCGCAGTCTGAAGATGACATCATGTTCAGCCGCAGGCGTGTCGGCACCACGGGCCAGTATGTTGGCGCCCCCAAGGGGATTGACACCCCGTCCAAACTGCGAACCCTGATTAAGACGGTGCGCGGCCTAGCCGAGGAGGGGGAGTACGGGCGTTTCTGGTACGAGAGGAGCGGGCGTCAAATACTTGACCTCGTTGGGGGTGACAAGTCAGAGGCAGAGAAGATTGTGCAGGCAATCGCAATTACCTCGGCTCAAACCCCAGTGCCCTCAAACTTTCAGTTTGCCCTTCAGGCCTATTACCAGCACAAAAACGGAGAGCCGATCCGCACGGGCATCTTCACATCTGACATGAGCACGAAGCTGGAGAATATGTTCAACGGCGTGCCGTGGGAAGGCAGGAAGACCAACAACTTTTACATCAACCTGATGCGGGAGATTGATCCCACGCTCGTGCAGGGCGTGACCAACGATCTGTGGATGATGCGGGCGTTCCAGTTTTTTGGAGATTCGCCTAGTGACGCTCAATACAACTTTGTCGAGGCAGAAACGAAGAAGCTGGCGAATCAGCTTGGCTGGGAGCCACAGCAGGTGCAAGCCGCAATATGGGTCGCCCTCAAGTCACGCATGGAAAGCAAAGAGGTCAAGGCCAAGACCGACGAGACCTCGGAGAAGAAGGGCTGGATTCGCTTTGACAGGAATAGGAAAGGCAAGAAAGTCCGCGTCATTCTCGATGAAGCCAATCACCGCAAGAACTGGTTCAAGACGGCGATGGGACACTCGCCGACTCTTGAGGAAAGAGAGGCGGCCAAGTTCGACTACAAAGATGCGGCGCAGGCATCTTTGGCGCAATCAAGCTGGGAGAGCATCCCGAGCCGATCATCGGGCCACATGGCTGGCATATTTAATGCGCCGATAGAGCAGAAGCTCGACTACCACAAGCAGATGTCAATGGCGTTCTTGGACGACCAAGGCAACGACATTATTGCTAGGGCGTTAGGACTAGCATCGCCCGGATCTTTTGAGGCTCCCGGATATTTTGAAGGGCTGGCAAGTCCCGGCTCTCAAACACAGGCTGTTCTGCCTAAGAAGTTTAAGGGACAGCCACTGCAAGATGTCGAGCGTGCGGCTGTCGAACTGATTGAGGCGTACAGCGCGGCTGTTGGCATTCTCCTCAAGCAGGATGGCGTCGGCTATCACAGGCCATTCTACAAGAAAGGTCTAACTGAGTCTCAGGCCAACGCAATTGATGTTGATTTCGGTCGGCCCCTCACAATGGAAGAGATGACCGAGGTTGGCAATCTCTACGCCGAAGAGACTGGAGATGCCTACGCCGCCCCTGTATCAACACCTCAGGGCGTTCGGTTCATAAACTTCAACGTAGGCGAGGCCGAGGCTGAAGTCGCGAACCTAGCAAGGATGATGAGGGAGACTAAGGATCCAAGAGAAAAGGCCTCCATCAAGAAAGAACTTGATGAAAAGCGCAAGGCGCTGAAAAAGACGAATAAGCAATTTCAAGATGACATCAAGCGGGTGCTTGACAGGGCAAACCTGCCCGACTACACTGCGAAACTGTTTGTTTCGTACAATGGGTATATAGGCAACGACTGGCTGGAGAATAGAAATGGCGAAGGGTACTTGGAGAATAGCAGACTCGCCGGACGACCCGATCTTCAACGACGAGTTAGTGATATCGTCACACAGCTCGCCCCGAGGATCGAGGCAGTTGAAACCGAGTTCGCCGACAAGTACGGATGGTCTCCGAGGGAAGACCTCAACACGGCGTACAGAGCAAGGCCAGCCTCCCCAGAAATAAAAGACACAGATGCAGGCACCCTCGGTGAGGGCCAAGTCGCCTTCTCGCGTCGATCCGCAGACAGAAATGTAGAGCGATCCAGTCAGGATGCCGTAAACAAGGTTCTGAAGTACGCAGAAGATGCCAAACCTGATGTTGCTGGCGCGGCAACCTTGCGGGCAGGCCCGTTTGCCTTTGCGATCAATTCTGGTTTCGCTGACCAAAACGGCTACGCTCCCACCTTCACTACCCCATCTCGCTCTTGGTTTGATCACGTTGTCTTTCAAGTTCAGGACAAGCTGACCGACCTCAAGGCAATCGAGGAGGCGATCAACGAAGCCAGAAAGGCGCGAGGTGAGCCACCTCTGGCGATTCAGGAGAGCGCCTATATAGGCGAAGAGACGATTGCTGGAAAGCTCGGTGAGTTTGACCGCAGGTTCCAGAGGAACGAACTGCAACCGCTTATCAATGATATGTCAGAGAGTGGCGTGTCGCTGGATGAGATGGATGAGTTCTTGGTTCTGCGTCATGCAATCGAGCGTAACGAGCGGGTCCGGAGAATAAACCCATCTATACCTGATGCCGGCTCTGGCGAGTGGAATGGTCAAAAGCTAACCGATGACTACGTCAAAACACAGATGCTCGCCAAGTACGGCATGCGCTGGAATGACAAAAAAGGTGAGTGGGAAGGCGGCAACGACCGCGCCAAAACAATGTCTAGGCTGGCGTCTAGGGTTGACAAGATCAACAGCACCACTCTGGCTATCTCTGAGCGAGGCGGCTTGCTGACCAAGCAAGATCGTGAGTTTCTTGACGGCTTCTTCAAATACTACACACCCCTGCGCGGCATAGCGCAGGACGAGGACATTGCGGCAGAGACAAACAAAGGCACGGCTGGATCGGGCGGAAGCCTGAGCATCGTAGGCAAAGAAGTTAAGCGTCTGATGGGGCGCCAGACAGAGGCAATCTCTCCGCTCGCCACGATAGTGTCTGATCGCGGCAGGCAGACCGCTAGGGCAGTAAAGAATGTGTCCTTCGGTAAGCGCCTCGTTGACCTTATCAAAAACAACCCCAACGACGAGGTTTGGCAGTTGATCTCGCCAGAAGATCCTCGTTACAAGCGAGCGTTCGACACTTCTTACACTTACGTTGGACCTGACAAGTCACGCTATGGCGAGCGCAAGTCTGACATATCCAAGGAAGGCGACAAAAAGAACTGGGTCAAGCGGGTCAGGGTGATACAAGACCCAGTCATAAACCCATACGGGCAAGAACTTCTCGGAGTGAAAGTGGACGGAGAGCAGTATTACGTTCACTTCGCCAACCCCAGCTTGCGAAAAGCCGCAATCAACCTTGATGCGGAAAGCGTAGGGTATCTTGTGGAGAAGCTGAACGGATTCACCCGTTTCATGTCGTATGTTAATACGAGCCTTAACCCAGAGTTTGTCATGGGTAACTTCGCCCGTGATGTGCAAACCGCCATATACAACATCATTGGCGAGCAGACGATGGAGGGCGGTAAAGCCGTCAACGCCAAGAAAATAGTTGGGCAGGTTCTTAAAAGAACGCTCCCGTCAGTCAAGGTGTTCTATAAAGGATACCGTGATCCAAGCAGTCTCACGGGGCAGGACGCAATAGATTTCCGTGAGTTTATGCAGGCTGGCGCAAAGACAGACTGGTTCCACTCAAAGCCTCCGGAGCAACAAAAGAAAAACATTGAGCTTATGGTGAGCATGGCAAATGGGACGTTTCGCGGGAACGCCGCCAAGGGCGTGCTTGCGGTCAAGGACTTCATTGATGACGGCAACGCCGCCGTGGAGAACGGGGTCAGGCTTGCCACCTTTGTGGCGGCAAGGGACGCTATGCTTGCAAAAGGCATTGATCGAGACACCGCTGTACAGCAGGCCGCTACTCTTGCCAAGAACTTGACGGTGAACTTCAACAGGAGAGGCAACTCGGGGCAGTTGCTGAATGGCCTCTATCTGTTCTTCAACGCATCTGTACAAGGCACCGTCAACACGTTGCGCGGCATGAACGTATTTGACCCTAACTCGTCAAGAACAAAGCAGGCTGTTGTCGGGGGCATCATCGGGTTCGGTGCGCTAATGGCGGCGCTTGCTGAATCGCTGATGGACGAAGAAGAGCTAGAGGACATCCCAGAGTACATCAGGGACAGGAACATGATTATCCCTGATGCGCTGTGGGGCGGTGATCCGAAGAAGTACACCACTATCCCACTGCCATACGGCTATAATGTGTTTTACAACCTCGGAGAGAACGCTTACCTTGTTAGCTCTGGCGCACTCTCTAAAGAGGATGCCGCCGTCAGGGCGACGAACGTGTTCTTGGGTTCGTTCAACCCGCTGGGGACATCGTCAAGCGAGACGTACATCGGGTCGCTACTCAAGACAGCAACACCGCAAATACTCAAGCCTGCGCTAGAACTCACAATGAACGAGAACTATTTTGGCGCTCCAATTTATCCGCCAGACAATCCTTTCGGTGGGTTTAGCGAGCCGCTATCCAGAAGGTCGTTCAAAAACACGGCGCCCCTGTGGAAGAACATTGCCGAGGGCGTCAGCACCTTCTTTGGTGGTAACGAGTCAGAAGCAGGAGCCATAGAATTTCCACCAGACGCCATGAGCTATCTGATTGGATACTTTGGCGGTGGAGCAGGCACATTCGCGGAAAGGACATTCTTGAAGGTGCCTGCGGCTTTGCTTGATGAAACCGCAGAGCTTGAGGTCAGAGACATTCCGTTCGTGCGAAGGATACGCGGAGAGATTAACGCCCAGCCCGACACGGAAAAGTATTACGAGCGCAGGGAGACGCTGGCCGCGAAGATGAATCAAGCCAACAAGGTTTTGCGTGGCGCAGAAAGAACCGCATATATGCGAGACAATCGCGCATACTTCAACATGGTTGCCGCTTCCAAGGCCGCAGAGAAGACCTTGAAAAATCTCAGGTCATCGCTACGCGAGATACAAAAACTTAAAACGATTAGTCCGGACAGGGCGATTGAGCTTGCCCAAAGAGAAAAGGCTCTGCAAGACAGGATTGACGCCGTCATCGAACGCTTTAATAATAGGTACGACGAGGTAGTAGGAAAAGACAAATAACTACACTGAGGGGCGTTATGAATCTTGAGGAGTTTGCAGAGGGGCCGAGGCAGACCGAGGCGTTAGAGCTAAAGGCGAAGGGCTACACCAACAGACAGATAGCCAACAGCCTTGGCATCTCTGAAAGGAACGTGTATCGGTTGTTCCAGCGCATAAAAGGTCATGCGGCCAAGCGCGGCTACAGCCCTGATTTCGACATGAACCACCCTGTCCCGCAGGGGTTCAAGGTCAAGGGCGTGTCCACCTACTACAACGATCAGGGCAAGCTCACCGGACAATGGGTCAAGTCTGCCACGGACGAGGAGCAAAGAGCGCAAGCCCTGCTCGACGCCGTAGAGAACGCGGCTACCGCCCTGCCAAAGTTCAAGCCCACCAAGCCCCCAGCCAGTTCAGACGAAAACCTCGCATCTCTTCTCACCATAACGGATTTCCACCTCGGCATGAAAGCATGGCGAGCCTCGGACGGCGACGACTGGGACGTGAAGATTGCTCGCGATGTATTTATGAACGCTATCAATGATATGTTGTCTGCAAGCCCCAAGTCCGGCACCGGCATTCTTAACCAGTTGGGCGACTTCCTACACTGGGACGGACTTGTTCAGGTTACACCGACCTCCGGGCACCATCTTACCGGGGACGACCGCTATTCCAAACTTGTTGAGCTTAGCATTAGCGTGATGACCGAAGCGATTCAGCTTATGCTGAAGAAGTACGGCAAGGTTGTCGTGGTACAAGCGGAAGGCAACCACGACCTAGCCTCCAGCGTGTGGATGCGAAAGTTCATCAAGCATAGGTTTGAAGACGAGCCTCGGGTGGAAGTAATCGACAACGAGTTCCCGTACTACGCCTATCAGCACGGAGAGATCATGCTGGGCTTCCACCACGGGCATAAGATGCGTATGGCTCAGCTACAAAAGCTGTTTGCATCTGAGCCTAGATTCAGGAAAATCTGGGGTTCCTGCCGCCACGCATATATCCATTGTGGGCACCTGCACCATGAGCGAGTTCTGGATGATGCTGGCGCCACGATAGAACAGCATCCGACCCTCGCGGCTCGCGACAATTACAGCAGTTCCCACGGGTACGTCAGCCAGCGCGGGGCGAAGATCATTACTTATGACAAGTTAGACGGTGAGGTACACCGAGTTACTGTGAGGCCGAGGCATGACCAAGCTGGTTGATTTCAAGAAGCCTGCCCCGTGGGAGACAATACAGGAGATGGCTGAGTCTTTTGCTGAGAGAGTTGGCGGCGAGGACAACGAGCTATCCTCTTCCATAATCAGCGCGGTTATTATGTACCGCTACAAGGACGGCACCGTTTCTTTTGAGTGTAACGAGAACGCCTCTGCGCTAGATGTGGGCATGATGGCGGCGGCTGTTCACATGGCGTGCATCTTTGAGATGACAGGGATGGACGAGGACGAGACGGTTCACTGAAACCGCCTCTCCATCGCTCTACGCCAGAGCCACTCTATGGGCTGTAAGTCTTTTACATCCATGACCAGCCTTTCGCCGTATCCAAAATCATGCTTATAGTGCTTGCGTAAAAACAGGGCTTTCGTGGCGCACCCGTTGATCAGAAACTCATCTGGGTCTTCCGTCCTGCCGACCATTACAGCACACATCGCCGCAAAGCTGTCGGCGGAATCGAATATCAGTGGGCCATCCGGTTTGTTGCTGAGCTTAACGTCCACCGATATGTCGTCTATCCAAAGGTCAACGCCCCCGTCAGAGCAGACATTCACAACGGGGGTGTCCACGCCAAACAGCCTAGCCACAGCAAACTCAGCTTTAAAGCCGTGAATGTTGGCGTCCACTCTTGACTGCCTTTCGTTCTCCAGTCTCGGTCTGACGCCCCGCATCTCCAGCAATGCCACTGTGTCGGCGCCCATTAGCTCCGCGCGGTGAGCATCTTTCTTGCTTAGCCTTACCATCATGGGCGAGCACCAGCGACCAGATCCCGCTCTTCAATCTCAGGCTCGTAGTCAATCCAAGTAGCTAACGTGCTCATCGCTTAGGCCACTCCCATTGCGGGTCATCACTATGCACGGTCTCACACCCGCCCGTTAACACAATGCAGGCCATGCAACCGACAAAGATCAAAAAAAGAATAAAATTGTGCGAGGCATTCATAAGCCACCACCCGCCAGCATCGCGCCAAGAGAAGCAAAAACCATAGACAAGACGAGAACGATCAGGGTCGCTTTCGTTATGCTGTATATGGCCTCTAACTCTTCATCACTCATCCTCCTCCACCTCCATGATAATTCTCTCCAGCTTGGCCTCGATATCCTCAAGCCGACGAATAGACTCATCAACGAAGTCACCGATAACCTTAACAAGTTGGTCGTAAGCGGCGCCGTCCAATTCCAGCTTTAGGCTCATGCCCTTCCCTCCTCTGGCGGCGGGATGTAGTACCCCACCTCTGCGGCTATCCTGCACAGCGTCTCAATCAAATCGGAGTAGTCTCCGCGAGAAGAATCTCCGCTACGCTTTACCGGCCTTCTCCTCATGCCAAACTTGGTGGCGTGCTCGGTAGAGCCGTAGCACTGGCACAGCATCTCTTCGTGCATCTCGTCCGGAGTCATCCCGCAGAACCTTGCGAACTGGGCGCAGTGCTTGCGGTAGTAATTTTCCTGCGGCCTTGTCCTCTCACTACGGAGCGGCTTGATCTCGATGGTGACACCGAAGGGTGCCTGCTTGTTGGTCTCAATCAGGTCACGCACCGCGTCTGGGAACGCGGAGGACAAGAACTGAAACACGTTCATAAGCTGGATGGACTTAGTCCGTGGTATCTGTAACTGCATCACTGCTCTCCTTTGACTGAAATGGTCGGAACCGATGCAGGGGACACCGAACTGACGTGCAGTCCTTTATCATCTGCCTGAATCCAACCTCTAGCTCCTCTTTCGTACAGCCCATACAGGCGGCACACATTGCCTTGATAGCACGTTGCCTCGTTGGTTTGGCCTCGTACTGTAAAAATGGGTTCATCTCACTCATTGTCGTATCCCTTTATCTTCACGATGTCTTGACTGATGCGGCGCAACAACGTCTTGATAATCAGAAACAAGAACTGCTCGCTCTTATCTATCTTCTTCTCAAACGTGTCCGTCTCAAACTCCATGTCGAACTTACGGTGACAACGGGCGCAAAGGTCAGCAACGCACAGGTCGTGCGGCTTGTGGCCGGTCCCTCTACCGAAAAGGTGGCTCCTCATGCCGTTGTAGTGGGCGGCAACCACGGTGCCATCGCTGACACCGCAGTTGACGCATGACTGGGCTTTAGCGCCAGCCAGCATTGGCTTACTCCTGACGATCAAAATGGAATGTCGTCAAAAGATTCTTGCGGGGCCGGCTGGCTGTGCTTGCTCTCGTCGAACACCGCTTCAGCGGAGAGATAGAAATACTGCGATCCATCCTCCTTGCTCTTTCTATCCCACGCGGCGAGCTTCAGCTTCGGCTCAAGACCGGCCTTCCCCATCGCAATAATGTTTTTGATCTGCGCTGAAGAAATCTTGATGTTGCCGGTCCAGTCTGGGTGATTGCTCGCCTTCTTGTAGGTGTTGTTGTACAGACCACCTTCTGTCTTGGGGAACTTATCGTTACTCATGCCACTGCCTCCTGTTGCAGTTTTTGTTTAATTTCCGCGAAATGCGATTGCAGATTCTTGTACTGCGCTGGGTACTTCGTATCCAGAACGTCTATGACCTGCTTGTTTATCTGCCAGAACTCCACCAAATCCTGCATGGAGCCTGATGCAAATTCGTTGGCGCTCCCCTTGAGGAACTCCACCACGCCAGCCGCCTCTTCCTCCGTGGGGATGTCGTCTGATAGCTTGCTTCCGGGGATGGGCGCTGGCTTTGACTTGTCAGGAGCAGGAGGCGCTTTCGGCTTTTCCGCCTTGGCCGCCTTGGCCGGCTTGACCTCTGGCTCCTGCTCGACATCAGCCGGCAGGTCTTCGCCAGCGTAGATGTAGTGGCCCAAACCAAACATACTAATGCACTTGGTGAGGCACCTCATTCTGGTATCCGACACCTTTCGCAGGTCTGGATTCTTGATGGCGTTGTTCTTGTAGTCCATGACAGGCAACCACATGAGGCGCTCTAACTCCCCGATGCAAACCTTGCACCACACCTCGACGTGGCCGAACTCGTCACGTTCCTCCTTGAGAAAATCATAGGTGGCTTGGGGGTAGTGCTCCATCAGGATGCCCCACGCCCATGCCCAAGAAAGGTAGCTCAGACCGTTCTTGCTCTGCTTGTGCTCGTTGCAGTCAACCTTAGAAAGGGTCTCCCACACCGAGGCAAACGTCGGCTCAGAGGAGCCAGTTTTTTTTGTGCTCATTGCTTACTCCTAGCGTTTTCCATACCTCGTTCACGGACATCTTGTAGAACTCGGCAGTATTCATCTCTCCCACCCGCTTACCCCGCAGGTGGAATGTCATTAGGTTCCCGTTGATGTCAATTTTCAGCCCCTCCTTCGACTGTTGCATCATGCCGACAACCTTGCGGTAAAAATCTGGGTCAGTTGATAGCGGATTCATTCGCCTGCTCCACACCTGTTAGCTCTAAATCTGCGGTCGTCTCTAGCCAGACCTTCGCTCCACAAGCCAGTGGCTTGTCTGGGGAATAAATAACCTCGCTTGGGCCGAGGATCTTTACGCCCTGCGCGTAGGTGTTGGTCTTGCCCTCCTTGACCGTAATAGTCGGGCGCC